CTCCTGTTTTTAAAGTAATGGAGGTTTCGCTTGTTCCGTAATATCCTGAAACCTCTACTTTACAAAAATTTTTGACTGCATCTGCTGACATAGTTTATTAAAGCCAGCCCTTGTTAAAGTAATCAATACTTTTCATTTTAATTGGCTCTATTACCTCTACTTTTAAATCGTCAATCATTTTCTTTAAATAAAACTGGTATAACTCAAATTTTCTGTTAGCGTCTGGATGTCCTATTTGTTCTAAATACTTAAAAGCATTTCCATAAACAAAAACATCATAATAAGTATCTAAAATTGCGGGGATTTCATCTGAAGTAGAAGTAAATTCTGGTTGTTTAACGATATACCAAATTCTTAATCCGTTTGCTTTGTCTTCTTCTGGTTTGGGAAAAATAAAAACTTGTCCGCCAAATAAATCCATTAATGGCTTTGTTTTTGGTTGGGTTTTTAATAATTCATACCATTCATAGGGCAAATTTCCCAAATCTGCTTGGTCTATTTTTTTCCATTTATCTTCGTCAGTTGGATCATCGTAGTTAATTTCTAATCTTAAAATAGTTAATAAATCACTCGGCAAAGAATAGTTTGCTTGTCCTGCCACTAAATCAGTTTTCTTAATTGTGCCAAATAATTCTATTTCTTCGTTAGCCAAACTTCTTTGAATATCTAAATAAGTCTCGTTAGTAAGAGATAAAAGGTCAACGTCTGATAAAGTCGTTGAATTCGTATTGGTTATTTTTCTGGTTTTTTCAAAGATGGTTGACAATTGCATTTTAGTAAAACGGGGGCGGAAGCCACAAGGATGCTTCCCTTACCCATAGCCCCCAATCAGGGTTTTTGAGTTCTATCTACTCACTATAAAGCGGTTGCCGCAGATTCAATTCTAATCAATCTTTCCTCTTGAGTTCTTGCAACCCCGATATTGGTCTTTGCACCAACCCATCCTTTCTGTCCTAATTGGTTGGTAATAGAAACAGCGTTTTCTGGAGGATACACATAAGTATTTACTTTTCTTGCCAACCAGTAAGAAATTCTATAAGCATCAGCAGCAATTAAGGTAGTCGGATAAACAGTCGTAGTTGAAGTAAAAGTCTGAACATTAGGAGATTGAACAATCCTTGCTCCAGCAATAGCGCCAATCTCTCCACGAAAGAGATTTTCAGGTTGAGCGTATTTGTGCATCTCCCAATAACTTGCTCCAGTTCCAGCAGAGGTCATTAAATCATAAGCAACCGATGGGTGCATTACACAAGCATATCCTCCGCCAGCATATTCGGGAGCAGAGTTTTTTCTTAATTTCTGGACTGCCTTAAAAATCAAGCCAACAGTAATCAAATCAGATGAAGTAATAGAGGATCTGGCGGTGCAGGTTCCAGGATAAACCACATTAGTTCCAGCATTAACAACTGTCTGAATTACCTCATCAATTTTCCTTGCCATTGCTTTACCAATTTCATTGAGGGTTGTATTTACCAATTGAAAGACAGAGGTCAAGGCGACCAAATCTGTTATTTCAATGCTAACCCCATATTGAGTTGGAGTCGTGTCAATGGCATTAACGGAAACAGAGATTGCGGTAGGAGTGGTTCCTTCGGTCAATTGTGTTACAGATGAGCTTGCAATCTGGTTAAACGTGAAAAATCTGGAAGTGTAGTTTCCTTCGGGGACAGTCTCAACAGTTCCAAATTGTTCAAAATAGAGGTGGGGTTGTAAACTTTCAATTACTCTCGTGTCAAAATAAATACCCAGGGCTTTTCCAGAAGCTTCAAGATTAGAAGTAGTAGTTGTTGCCATTGTAGGAAGTCTTTTTTATACGACCTTTCGGCGACTTCCTACTTCATAAACTTATTCTCTCCCAAATACTTGTTTAAAGAGTTCTCTTGCTATTTTTTCTTGTTCTTCTTTGGGCAATTTAAGGAAGTCGGGTTCAGATACAATTCTTGGAGTTTGAGCAGAACCCAAAGAAAATCCAGCCTTTTCCTCTCCAGAAGTTGCTTTTTTCTTGCCAATGTATCTATAAATTGTTTCCTCCCAGTTTTCTCCTTCTTTTCTTTCTTTCATTATGTTTTCTGCTTCGTCTTTTAATTCTGGGAATTTCTTATAAAGTAAATTCTCGAATTCAAGTTTGTCTAATTTATTTAATATCTCGTCTACGTTGGCAATTCTGGCAACCTCTTGTAGAGAGGAAATTTTTTCCTCTAATTCTTTTTTCTCTTTAAGTGTCTGCTCATATTTCCTCCGAAGAAGTTTGATTGCGTTTCCTTCAATTTCCTCTATTGTTGGACTTTTTTCCTCGGTTCTTTGTTCTATTGGCTTTTTTCCTTCTATCTCGTTTGTTAGTTGTTCTTGTTGTTCTTGTATTTGTTTGGTTTCTTCCATGGTTTTGTTTTACGCCCTTTTTATACGCCCCTTACATCGGGGAATGTAAGGAGGAATTAAATTACAAATTTATGGATTGTAAAACTTTAAAATTTTTGGTTTAGCATATCCACCTCTCAATCCTGCCTGCATTCTGCATCCCTCCGAATTACAAATCCAAGCCTTCCATTCTGGCACATACATGTAAATTGATTGATTAAACGAAGAAGGGTTATAACTTGCACCGCACAAACATCTAAATTTCCCTTGTGCGAATATCTCTTTGAAATGTTTACATTCTCTTGCTGGTATCCCGCAATATTCACAAATTCCACCTATAATTTTGGGATACTCCGTTGCCTCTTTTCTTTCCTCTCTTTTGGGCGAAACGCTTTCTTTTACTTCCCCTGGGATACTTTTTTCTGGCGCTATGTCTTCTTTTACCATTTTTCTTTTTGGCATAATGTTTTATTTTTTTTCGACCTTTATTCTTCTTTCCTAATTATCTCAATTTCAAGAAACTTTGTCAACTCTGATGGAAGGTTCAGCAAAAAATCTAATGCTCCTATTTGTTCTTTATAACTGATTAAAACCTCAAAGTCAAGGGAGGAAGATTTCAGGTTATCAATTATTCTTTCTCTCGTGTTTCTAATAATCTCCTTTAAAATTCTCCATTCAGGACTATTTTCAATAACCCTAAAACTTCTCACTAATTCTCTTGCTTTTTCTACATCGTTCCCAAGATATTCTGCTAATTCTTGCCCAAAATAATATTCTAATTTGGTATTTTCCATACTATTTCTTTTTCTTTTTGTGTTTTTTCGCATAACTTCGCTTTGCTTTTTCAAGTTTTCCCGTTCCCTTTCCGTGAATTCCTTTGTCTGGTATTTTTCCTTTAACCAAACTTGCATAAAAGATATTTTTTCCTCTTTCTCCGTATTGTTCTATAAATTTTTTAAGTAGTTTTTCTCCCTTCTTTGTCAAGGGCATAGTTTTGATTTAATTTTGCGACCTTTAAGGAATTATACTTTTCCCCAATTCTTTTGCTCCTTCTTGGGGAGATTGTAAAACCTGTTTAAGAATATCCTCTGATGTTTTGGTTGACATTCTTACTTCGGGGATCTCCTCTGGTAAGTTTTTTTCTCCCGCAGGAATTCCCCCTTCTGCCTCCTCGCCCCCTTTTGCTCTTTCCATCATTTCTAAATTTCTCTTTTCCTTTTCTTTTCTCAACATATTTGCTAAATGGGACGCAATATGAAGTTCCCTTGCCTCCGTTGAACTAATTCTCATGTGAACTGAAATGTGTTGCATATCGTCATCTTCTGAATCAATTTGAACCACTTTATTTAATTTCAAAATTTCGTTCTCTTTTTCTGCTTTAAACTCGTGAGGTGTTTGAGGTAAAATAGCCTCTATTTGGTCTGGGCTCAAATCTGTTAAAAAGAGCATATATCTTAACGCTTCTCTTGCATTTCCGCCAATTTGTGGCAATGTTGGTAAAATTTCTCCTAAATCTCTTCTTTTTATAATTCTCTGCGGTTCTGCCTCCAAAGACGAAATAATAGTAATTTTGGGATCAACTTGGGGGATAAATTCGGATTTTCTAAGCTCTAAAAATTCTTTTGCTCCTTGAAAACCAGTCAATTCTACCAATTTTGTATCGTTTTCGCTCATAAATCTTTGATGTCTTTTTAGCCAGCGATACCAGAAATCTTTTTCGCCCTCTATTATGTTTCTCATTAAAGAACTCATTAATACATCTTCTTTTGCTTTCCTTAAAGCGTATTCTGTGGCTGTTTTTTTTGAAGTTTTTCCCATTAGCGCTCCAGCCAACCTTGTTTGTCCTGCCATTCCCAACGCTTCAGATTGGATTAAAGACATAAAGGCCAAAGTATCGTTTGAAACCACATTCGTTTTGGGAAAGGGAACAATTTGATTTGCTGGATAGCCCCTAACTGGTATTGATTTTCCCATCTCTTTTGTCGTTAAGTGTCTTGGGTTAATGATTGCTTCATAGTTATACAAGAAAGTAGGAGTTGCGTCTAACTTTATCCCCTGAAAGAGATAGTTTTTCAAAACAACATCCGACCTGTGTAAATCCTCAACTTTCTCTGGTAAACCTATACCCCAAAAAGACAGATTTGTTTTTATGTAGTAGAAAGGAACAAAAGGAATTTTGCTTTTCTTATCTCCTGCGTCTCTGTAATCTACTTTTTGGTATCCCAATAGAATGCTTACTGCATTATCCGTCCAGACAACGTATAAATCATCTCCAGCATAAAGATACCATTCCAAAATTTCAATATAAGATTGGGGATGTAGAGGTTCTTGAAAGTTCAAGTTCCCAATTAAAGTTCTCCTTGCTTCATCTACTAATTGCTGTTTTTCGTAAGATTGTGAACCCACTTTTCTGGCTACCAATTCTTTTACTTTGCTCTCATCTATTCTTGGATCTTGTTTTAGCTCGTATGGAGTTTTATAAATGAATCTCCCTGCGTATCTTGCCTCCTCGATAGAGGTTGCTTGTTTGTCAACGAAAAAAAGCATTGGATTTACTGGTCTCGCTATCAAAAGTTTTCTTTTCTTGTCGTATAAAGAGACATCCAAAATCCCTATTCCAAAAAAGATAACATCCCAAATTAAACCTCGCATTACCTTTCCTAATTGCATTTCTTCGAAATCAAAATTTGCTACTGCGTTTGTGTATTTAACTACTTTAATGTCTGCTGGATTTCTTGCCTCAAATTCCGTCCTCCTTTGATCGCTATCTATCGCAGAGAAGGTTTCTTGAAATTGATTGAATACCAAATTAGAACCCAAATAAATATCGTCAGCAATTAGTTTCTTGTATTGGTTGAGATAGAGTTTAATTAAGTTTAACCAAATTAGTTTCTTTTGGTTTGTATCTTGGGAGGCGTCGGTGTGTTGAGTTTTTACAACCTGTAAAATCTCTTCTGGTTTCCATTCTTCTAGAGGTAGAAAAGGAAGTTCCAGTTGTCTATTGAATGGTATTGATGTTTCTTTGTTCATATTGTTGAATATCGTCTGGTGTTACAGGAACCAAATCAAACTTATTTAGAACATCTAAACATCTTTTTTCAAATTCTTCTTGTGTAATTTTTGGCATTATTAATTTTTTTAACCTATAAAGAAAACCTTTTGGTTCTGCAATTGTCATCGCTAAAAACGAGTTTTCTGTTTCTCTTATAACAATGTTTTCTAAAATTTTAAACTTTCTTTCTTTTGCCCCTTGATATATTTTCTGTAAAAGAATTTCTTTTAATTTCTCTTTAACCTCATTTTTTAAAAATTTCACAGGACCTCTTTGAACTAACCAATCTGGGTGAACTTTTTCAATTTCTTTTTTATCAAACCTTGCTAAAAGTATTCCCGTGTATTCTTTTGCCATTTTGTTATATTATAAAACTATTTTTTAAAGAAAGCAACCAATATTTATCTTCTTTGCTCAATTCTATGTTATCTATATTTTTAAAGAATGTCAATAGTCTAAATTTCCATTCAAGCAAGGGGGAAAATATGTTTAAAAAAACCCTAATAATAAACCACTTTCTTTTCATCCCTTTGTCTTTTTCTCTTTTCTCTAATTCTTTAAAAATTAAAATTAAATCTTTTTTGTTTTTAATTTTTTTGCCAGCAAGAACCCTTTGAAATCTCAATCTATAAGCACTGTCTAATTCCAAAATCATAAAAATTGAATAATAAAAATCTCTAATGTCATCTGTAAAATTTAGTCCAAAAGTTTTAATAAAAGCATCTATTAAGGCTCTAACAAAAGAACAAAAATATGGATAAGAAAATTCAAACCTCTTTAATCCCTTCTTGTAAATCATCAAATAAAAACTTTTAAAAAACGGCAAAAGATAAGAGTGAGAAAGATAAAACAAAAGAATATATTTTTGAATTGCTGCCAAATGTAAAAATTCTGGGCTTAAAAACCCTGGGAATGGTTCTTTTTCCCCCTCAATATAAGTAAAAATTCCTTTTTCTCTAAACTCAATTCTTTCTACTTTAACATTTTCAGAAGACCCAGAAAAATTTGGCAAGATTTTTGTTATGTCCATAATTCATTTTCGTAAAATTTCATTTGATTTAAATCCTCAACAAACGTTAAAGCAAACGCATCCCACACGTTTGGAGAAGCAATCCCTTTTTTCAATAAGTTTTCTTTTGGTTCCATTTTTATTTTCCTGTCTGAATGGATTTTGTATCTAATAGTTAAAGCTTCTTCCCAAGCATCGTTTTTTATTAGTTTTCCTCCTTTTAAAATCCATTCTCTGGCTTTCCAATACAATTGTGCTTTTTTATTGAAAAATCTTTCTTCCTCGTCTGCTTTAGAGCCAAAAACAACTCCGTATGTTTTTTCGCAAAGCCTTGTCTCGTTTAATCTGTCATAAATTCCCTTGCCAACGCCAGTAACATCAACTGCTATTGTTCTTGGAGTATAAATTGAATAAAATTCTGCTATTTTGGGTAAAATTGCCATTGTATCTGAAAGCCGTTGATTGAATAAAACTTTGGCGGTTAATTGGTCTCTTACCACGATTGCTGTTGCGTCTCCCCCTGCTCCTACATCTACGCCAATAATACAGGGTTGTGTCAAGGGATAATCTGTTTCAATGATAGCATCGTTTAACTGTTGAGATGTAATTAAACGCATATAGCCTTCAGTATCCATTTCTCCTTGTAGGGCATACCAATCGCCATCAAGCAGTGCTTTTTTCGTTTTCTCGTCCATTCCTTTGCTTAATTCTTCATAATAACTTTCAGAAATATACGGGTTGTCTCCTCTTTCTGCCTTCAAAAATCCTGCCTCTTTACATCTTTTATCTTTTGATGTTTTTTCAATAAAAAATTCTCTCACCCAATCAGAAAATTCTCCGAGTGGGTTTGATACCGCAATGCATTTTGGATTTTCAATTCCTGCCCACCTGTTCCTTTCTAAAATCAAGTCAAAGGTTTCTTTTGGAATTTGAACTAATTCATCTATTCCTACAATCGCCCATTCGCTTGACCTGTATTTCTCTGGTTCATCTAAATTTCTAAACATTAAAATACCGCCCCCATATTCTGGTTTTAAATGAAACTCGTGCTTTTGTTCATAATAAGTTCCCAACCATTCTGGGAATTCAAGTTTTATCCTCTTCAAATGTCTATCGTTTAATTCTGGATAAGTTTTACAAAACAATCCACCCTGCACCCCTTTAAATCCTTTTGCTCCCCAGTATAAAAGCCAATAAAGAATAGTCCATCTCAAAGACCTGGAATTATGAGTAACTATTAAATCTTTTCCAGCAATATAAAGTCCATTAGGATTATCAACACTAATACAAGCCATTTCATCTTCTCCAATTTCTTCAATTTTTACAATTTTTCTTGTAAGTTGGTCAAAAGAGTTTTTTGTTTGATGAATGCGTTCTTTTTTTCTTGGTAATGAAACAAATTGTTCATTGTGTTTGCTCAAAATATATAAAACGTAACATTTTTTACCCTCTTTTCTTGTGCCATCTGGTAATCTATAAAAGGGATTTTTTTCTGAGATCATAACCCTTGCTCCTAAACTTCGTAAAACAAATTTCAAATCTTCTGCTAATTGAAAAGAAGTTGTATAGAACACTAACCTTCCCTTTTTGTCAACAAATCCATCTGTATCCATTAAGCCCCTTACCAATTCAATTCTATCTTCAATAGAAGCCCATTTATAGCAATCAGGAATAAATTTTTCATCACTTTTTTTATTTTCTAAACCTAATTCTTTTATAAAACCATAAAGTTTAGAAATACTATAAACATGCCCCCTGCTCCATTCATTTACTTTATATCCCAACTTTCTTATTTTTTGAACTATAAATTCATCATAATTTGTAAACGAAACTGTACTTTTATTACGAAATGTTCCATCTCCTAATAAAACTCCTAAAACATATGGATGAATTTTTCTTTTGTCCCTGTATTTAACAAAATTAAATTTTAAAGGTTCGTTAATTGGTATATAATATCCACTTTTCCCTATTAAAAATTTTGTTGGTAGAACTCTCCATTGAGCCTTCGTCTTTCTTTTAAATGTTGCTCTTCTAACAAGCCATAAATGGTCTTCAGAACAATCTAAATGTGCCCCATCACTAAAATAAACCCGATAAGTTTTCTTTATGCCCTGTGGATAATATCCAACAATAGTTTGACAATCACCATCAGGATTTAAAATTAAATCACCGACTTTCAAATCTTTGAGTTTCTTAAAACCGTAAGGAGTTAAAATATCTTCTTCCAATTTAAGAGCTTTTCCTGTACCCACTACTCCTCCCAATAAAGTATATCTATAATTTTTCGTGAACTCTAAAAAGAGCTTTTGTTTTGGAGTAAAATTAGCAAGTTTAAAAAAGTTTATTTTTTCCATTCAAGATATTATTTTTTTTCATTTTTCTTTTTCGTCTTCATCTATTAACACCAGAACTTTCTTTTCTTCTGTTTCGATTGTTTGTTTTGCCTGTCCGTATAATCTATCAAGGATATCTTTATAAAAAGAATAATTTCCTTTTAACGCTTCTGCTATTCCTTTTTTAACTATCTCTACTTGTATTTTATCTGGTTCTTTTCCCAATCTTAAAGCCTCTGCAACTGCTTTTGATGCTTCAATAAAGATTGTTTTGAAATTCTTTGTTCCCTTTGGTCTTCCGTTGGGATTTCCTGAAATTCCTTTGGGATATGGTTTCAAGTTTGCCAAGGATTTTTCTGATACCATTATTTTATTTTAAACTCTATTTTTAAAAAGTCAAGATTTCTTCTCTGCTCTTTCTTTGTTTTCTTTTTTTTCTTCTTTTGCGAGATGTGGAAAACTTGTGAAAAAGTAAGTAATTTTAAGGGAGAATTTGATATTTTTCTCTTGCCTCTTGACTTTTTTGTTTCCCTGATTATAATAAAAAGTGAAAATAGATTAAATTAAAAAAGAAAGAAAATTAAAACAAAAAAGAAAACGAAAAGAAAAGGGAGAGAGAGAAACTACACCGCAGACAGCCAACGATAGCAACGGGGAAGGTGGACAAAACAATCACAGCGTAAAGCATAAAGTTTAGTCCAATTCCTTCCCAAAATGATTTGAGAAGTTAGCGGAAGTTTCTCCTCTCTCCCAAAATTAAAAAAGGTCATAAAAATAATTAAGATAAATGAAAAAAGAAAAAACAACAGACAAAATTAAAAAAGAATTAGGAGAACTTGGATTTAGAAGTTATTTTCCCATCGAAGTAAACGATAATGGAGATTGGAGATGGACAGATGACGCCTTAGATGTTTTGTCTAATTATGTTTATAAGAAAATCTTAAAGGTCAAAAAATATTATAGAACAAAAAAAAGAAAAACAAAAAAATAATATGGCAAAAAGAATTCTTTTAATCACTTTAATTGTAGCTTTCTGGGTTGCTATTGCTCATTATCTTCTGGTAGATTCCGAAAAAAGGGAATGTCTTTTCTGGATTGAACAAGAAGCAAAGAACCAAGGTTACCAGTTGACAGATTGGCAAAAAGAGTATTGTAAAGAAGTTTTAATTAAAGGGTCAATAAAATAAACAAAAAAATATGAAAACAAATAAACAAATAAAAATGAACCAAGAAATAGAGGATAAGTGTTGGGATTATTTAGAAAATGGAATGCCAACTGAATGCTACGAATACTTAAAGGAGTTAGGGTTTTCAGATGACGATATTGACTATTTTATGGAAGTATGGACTAACGGCAAATCCCTTTATCCCTACGGGGATATTCAAGAATAAAAGGTCGCAAAAATAATTAAATAAAAACTATGGAAAATTTAGGAGAACAATTAAAAAATCAATTTGGGTTAGATACTGATAAAATGGAAAAAGAAATTTTAGGAGAAAAACAAAGAATTTATAAGATAGATTTAAAAGACACCGATACTGGAGCGGTTTTAACTTTACAGGTTGAGGCAGACAATGTAGTAAGAGCAGTAAAAGAATTCCAGTCAAGATTAAAGAGAATGGACACAATAGATATTCTTAAAAAGATTGAGTTCCCGATGACAAATTTAAGCGAGGTTGATAAGGTAATTTTAAGGTTGTTAAACGAAATAAGGACGGAAGGTTAAAGTCCTTCCTCGCCTTTGGGGAGTTTTCAGCGGTTAATTGTAAAACTCCCATTTTTTTGATAAAATTTAAACTATTAAAGGTCTACTCTTTAATAAGAATATGAACCATAGAAGAAAAAAAGTAATAGTCTTTTTGCTCTTTATATCAACGTTAATAGGAATTGGGTTTTTCTTTGGGTGGAAAAGTTATTCCAAATTCCACCAAGTAAAACCACAGATAATTGAAAGGGTTAAAGAGGTAAAGGTTCCAATAGATTTTGATGACGAGGAATATGTTAAATACTGCTTTGAAAAGGTAGCAAAAGAAGAAAACATAAAGCCTGAAGTTTTTTATGCCATTAAAGAGTGTGAAAAAGGTTCTGCTTGGATATTAAACAGGACAAAAGACGGAGGACATTTACAAGTTCATTGGGAAACAGGCTTAAAATACGGAGCGAATGACTTACGAGATTTTGTAGACCCTTGTAGACAAGCAAAAATAGCGGCAGAGATTTTAAAGAAAGAAGGAATTTCTGCTTGGATTACTAAAAATTGCATTGAAAAGAAACTTATTTTTTTAGAGACTACCCCAAAATCCCCCTAAAAACTTCCACAAAATTGCCCTTTATAGGCGAGTTAGTAAAATCAAATATATTTTATCTATCTCCAAGCAAATGCCTCTTTAAAGCCTCTAATTCTGCCTTTTCTTTCTCTAAAAATTTTAAGGGAGACATTTTTTCTGGCTTTTTCCTATAAAGAGAGAGCAATTTTGAATACCATTCCTGACCCATTTTTCTATAAATTTGAACCGCAATAGCGTGGTTTTCTCTTTTGTGTAAGTTAAAATGACATTTTTGGCATAGAAAAACCCAATTATAAGGATTATAAATTAAATGTTTTGCCAAGTGCCTTGGAATAAAATGGTGAATTACTACATTCTTTTTGCTCCCACAAACCAAACATTTTTTTTCCCATAAAAGTTCTGCTACTTCATTCATTAGTTTTTCGCATTCCTCTTTTAATAGTTTTATTTTAGATTTTTTTCTGGTCATAGAAGTTAATAACTTTTTCGTGAAACTCGTATAACCTTTTTTCAATGTCTTCCCATATTTTAGGGTCGTATTCTATGTTAAATCTCTTTCTGGATAAGTGCCAAGAAATAAGATAGAGACGTATTTTAGATTTATTTAGAGCTTTCATATAAGCGGTGCATTGATAAAGATAAGGTAAAGGAATTTCTTCATAAATCTCTGGAACTTCTTTTGTTTTAAACTCTACAATTTCCTCGTTTGGTAAGATTAAATCTACTTTCCCCACCAAAGTTATTCCGTGTTTTAGAACTATTTCTATTCTTTTTTCCTCATAACCAAAAAGAGATTGAATTCCTTTGTGAATAATAGTTCCCCACTGCATCATCTTTAACTCATCTAAATTTGGAATTTTAGGTTCTAAAAACTTTTCTGGCGGTATTTTGCCTGTAAAATAATCCCATAGTTCCGAACAATAATAAACCCCTACCTGTCTTTCCCTTGCTTCTTCCATTGCCTTTTCCATCAGTTTCTCATCTAATTCAGGGAATTCATCCATTAGAGTTCCCAATTGCCAGGTTTTTTCTGCTAATTCTATTGCTTTTTGAAATAATTCATCTGGCGAAGGAGGATGGGGATGGTTTTCATAAAGTTTCGTTAAAGACCCAAAATACATTGAGACCCTGTCCCTAATAAATTCTCGTTTGGTCTTTATTTGTTCATTTTTGTAATACATTTTGAATTTTTTGAGTTAGAATACCTTCCCATTTTTTAATATGTTTGCAATTTTTGTTCCTTATATAACCAAAACAATCGCATTTTAATTGTCCTGTTTTGATATTTAGCATTATATGATAAACCCAATCGTCAGGAAGCCCAAGTTTCTCTTTTGCCTTTTCTGAAGGCTTTTCTTCTCCAACAACAATCCATTTAGAAAGATAAGGTTTTTTTTCAAGTTTCATAAATTAACAGGGGAGGAGTAAATCCTCCCCCATTGTTTATTTCGTTTCCAACCTTGCTATCGCAGAACGAATACCTATTAAAGCCAATCCTTTAAAAAAAATATCTATTGTTTGCGATTGTTCCAATACTCCCATTTTCAATCCTATAAAAGCCCATACTATCATTGCTACCGCTATCAAATAAGTTTTGAGCCCGCTCAAAAATTTTATTTCCATCTTTTTTATTTTGGTTTCGCGACCTTTAAAATCTTTCCTTTAAATTTCCTCGTCCCAAATTTCCTCATCGTCTCCTCCTACTTCTGTTTCCTCTTCTTCTGGTTTTCCTTTTTTGATATAATCTTTTATTATCATAGTGTTTTTATATTTTACAACCTTTATTTCTTTTTTAGTAGAGACCTTTTGATATAATTATTTTCTGTTTTTGCCCCTTCTCCTTTTGGGAATGTTTGTATTCCCGTAGAGCCTCTTATGTCTTCTTCGCCTTTCGGCGTTTGTTCTGGGTTTACCACGAGGCATAAGTTTTTGTTTGTTTTAATTTTTCGACCTTTAAACTATTTTATTTTCTCTTTCGGCCATTTATTTATCCAAAAACAAAATACCAAGCTTCAATCGTCAATCCTATTGTCGCTAAAACAATCGCAATATTAATTAAAATATCTTTGGTTTTTTCCTCCATTTTACTTACACATCTCATTTAAT